GTTATCAACATACACGCTGCAAAGGATGATGTAATCCCTGTAGGGTGAACCTGTCTGGTAGCCGGATAGACGGTCTGTTGCGATTGCAGCTTTGCCCAGCTTTACCCAATCGGGCCATGCCGGGTTGATAACCAGATAGACTTCCCCGTCCGTTGTCTTCTCAATTTCTGTGTGTGACCACGCATCATCGAGGGATTTGTAGTTACCGGGTTTATATAGAGGATGACTTTGAGGTATATATTTTCCATTTATATACATTCTGTTTTTGTTAGACTTGTCATTATACTCTTTAGAACACGACTTACATTGATGACGACCAGATGATCTCCAGCTATTAGACCAGTTATCTTCAGATAGAATCTCGTCACAGGTGTTGCACGTTGTTTCCTGCATAAGGTATCCCTACTTCTTCGACCTAAACCTATGCTTCATTTCCCAAATCTTCCCGGATTCTTGCCAAACATCATCTGATAGAAGTTAGTCATCACCACCATCCCATGTTTCGTGTGTTGTGCAGTATGATAGCAAGGCAAGTAAGGATATGCAAGATAACCCAGACTGTTCGCAGCATTGCAACCTTGTCTGCTTTGTTGTTATCATCATACGCCTTACTGCCTATTGCCTTGCACCAGTATTCCCACATCATGCTGCTGACAGATCAACAACCTCACATACTCCTGCTGTGCAAGCAAGTTCACGAGATCCCGTTGTGTGATCTTCCTTCTCAAAGTCAGTCAGCTTGTCCCAGTCAATCGTGACATGTTTGTAGCGTTCTGTCCACTCCAGATATTCCTCATGCTCAATGTCCTGATAGGGGGCTTGCTGATACGTGTGGTCACTGTGTGGCAGGAATGACACCCCTGACGCAACGTCAAAGTTCTCGTATACCCACGCCCCAACTTCCATCCACTCGTTCTCCTTGACGGATACGGTGATGGATGGCTTGTGTTCACACCAGTGCAGCGCATACAACTTCCACAATTCAAGCTGCTCAATGGCAGTCATCTGTGTCCGGGTGATAGCCCCTTCCGGTGACTTCATCGGAAATGAGAACACTGTGGTGCTATCTGGCTTCATCACGTCCCGTTCGTTGTGGACACCCTGTTCGATAAGGAACTGTGTCAGGGGATCCTTGTTGTCACCCCGCACAGTGCGGATGTAGTAATCATTGTGACGGGCATGGATGCCGGAAGCAGAGTCCGTCAACTGTGATACGGTTCCGGATGGCTTCACACAGGTGATGGCTGCGGACACATTGATGCCCAGCTTCTTTGCCCATTCCTTGTTGGTGGCAACAGCAGTCTCCCGCATTGTAGTCAGCCAACGCACAGAGTCCGTAGTCTTGGACAAGACCGGATGATCCATAATGCCTGTCAGGGATACGCCCAGAAGCCGTTCCTCTTCTGTGTTCTTCTTCCAGATGCTACGAAGGTATTTGAAATCCGTCAGGGTGGACTGCAGCGTCCCCAAGATGGTTGCATATTTAACTTTCCGTGTCAAATCTTCGAGGGTGTCGTTTGCCCTGACAACTACTTCTGACAGGTTGCAAAACTGATAGGGGCGAAGGATGATTTCCGAACAGGGGTTGGTTCCCCACATGTGTCCGGTTTCCCGGCGACCATTCCGGGCTACCTGCTTGTCTGCCGCTTCCCGGTTGAAGATACCACGTTCACCAGACTTGGAATCATACAGGGCAAGCCACTCACGCATGAAGGTTCCCATCTCTGGGCGGGACTTGTAGGCTACGGAGTTGTTGGCCAACGCCCGCTGCCCCTCATTCTCCCACCACTGTCCGGCCTTTGCGTGGCGCATCTGGTCATCATTCAGGTTGGACAGCGAAATCAAAGCTGACCTGCGGACACCCCCAACAACGACAATCTCGCCCACCTTGCACATCAGGTCGTGACACTCGATGGGATACAGCTTGCGACCTGCTGCCCGCTTGAAGGTTTCCACGGTGAAGCTGAACAGGTCAGCCAGCGGTTGCGGCCCGGATGCCCGGCCACCCATTACCTTCAGGCGTTCCCCTGCCGGACGCACATCGGACATATCCCACTGGGGAACTTGTCCCGCATAGAGCAGGGCAATCAACTCACGATAGGCTTTGGCCCAGCCCGGCTTGCTGTCGCCTACCTTGATCACAGTCGTTGAATTATTCATGGCATCACTGACGGTAGGCAGCTTGTCCACATTCTCCCGTTCAACGGAGAACCCAACCCCTGTGCCGCACATCAGGATATACATGCACTCGTCAAACGCACGAGGGCTATCCACCGGAATATAGGAACAGTTATACCCACAGATGTTATCCCGGGAAAGAGCCTTGCCAGCGGTCATCACAGCCCGCATGGATGGCATAACCTGTAGGCCCAAGATGGCTTCATTGATATCCGCCTTCTCACTTGCCTTCAGCTTGTAGCCATGCTTCTCTTCTGCGTGATTTGCCACGTAGTCCACATAGCGGTCAACAGTCTCGTGCCAATCTTCACGCCGATTTTCTTCCTCGATCCATCGGGCGTATCGGGACTTGTGGATGAACTGCTGATAGGGGGTTGGTAGTGTATTACTCATGTCATGGTTTCCTTTACCTCGATTAGTTTGTTCAAATACCACTGGGCTTTTTCTAGGTCTTCCACGCCGTTCTTGTAACGGTAACGCCAGAGGTATTTTATGATGTTGCCTTGAAGATAATATTCAAAGCCCTCGTCTGTGGCAGCCCCGATAGCATCTATGCACTCGATACCTGCCTTGTTATAGTGCGGGGGACTGTTCACCATATCCAGATGTTTAGTGTGTCTGTCTTCCAGAATAGCTTTCTCCCGCATATATTCTTCGTGACTTAGCTGGGCATCCATTATCTGTTGTCTCCTGTGCCATGTAGTGTTCCGCGTTTCTGGCGACCCTGCAACTTCTCTAGGTTGCGATTAGCGACTGTCTCGAGGTCATACCCCAAGTCGCTTGCCAGAACTGCAGCATACCACAGCACATCTCCCAACTCAAGCATGACTTGTTCCCGATACTCCGGGGAATCAATCTTGTCACGCAGCATCTTCTTTATCTTGTCTGCAACCTCTCCTGCCTCACCAGCCAAGCCCAGAGCAGGGTAGGTCACGCTGTGCATCTTGGGATATACAGCAGTAGTCAAACATGCTTTCTGATACTCGTTCATTGCTTTGCTCCGAAATCTACCTTGATTATGTTATCCCCGCGTTCGTCAATAGAGATACCAAGTTCCTCGTTAACTTCGGAGATTATCTCCTCTTCGAGTTGCTTGAATGACAGACGGGCCATACCAGCCTCGACTATCCGTTCAAAATCATTTTCCAACAATTCGATGATGCCGTTCTGGATCACAGTTCCGGAATCGTAGTAGCCATCCTCTTGGGGTCCGCTTGTTGTATCGTAGGCAGACATAGTAACATTGTCATCGTGCTTGTTGTTCTGAAATATCACATACCATCTGTCAGGGAGAAGCGTTGCCATCTCAATCTGCTTATCGATGTCTTCGTTATCATTGTCTGTCATTTTGTTTTCGCTTTCTTCAGCCATTCGGACGGTATTGTCCCTTCTGCCCACTCAAATCCGTATCGTTCACACCACGCAGCATAGGTGGTCTTGCTGCCTTTGTAAAGACGATTAGATGCCCGCAGGAAAACAAACCGGATATCCAAGTCCGGGTGTTGTTCCTTGACCAGACGCATCTTAACCCTATCGTCTTTATCTAGGTGGCCTTTTGCTTCTATGTAGATGTTCGTTGCTGGGATATAGAAATCGGGAGTGTAGACCCGGACTTTTGGCTGGTAAGTTATCTTGGCTTTCTCGTATTCAAACTCAATCTTGTTCTTTACCAGTGTCCGTGCCAAGTTCAATTCAAACTGTGACCTGTATCCCGCAAAGCGTTTCATCTTGTAGTATTTCCCAAATGGTATTTCATGTTGTAGCTTGCCATCCGTTTTTTGAGATACGCGGCCACTTTCGGGGATTGTTTTTCGATTGCTATAGTTTCTTCTGTTAGGGGGTAAATCGGAACGCATACAGTTCTTCCGTTTGCAAGGTGGTTACCGATCATCTGAAAGCAAGATTCAACAGCCTCTAGGTCACGCACCTCTGTTGCCGGGGTGATGATACCGCTGTCAGAATAGTTCTCGCGTAAAGTTACGGGGATGCCCCGTTCGTGTTGCCGGAGAAATACGATCCGTCTCCCGCCGCCTGTCCGATTGTGGGATTCCACATAGACCATCAGCAGGTCTTCGTTCAAGTCAACGAGAGACAGATCATATTCTTTGGTGTATAGGACTGGCATATCACAGGGCTTTATTCTTCAGTAGTGAATACCAAACCTGTGGTGGGTTCTTGGCTTTGGATGTTACCTTATCATGCAACACCGCATTGGGCCAGCAGTGAGAACGATAGCCGCACATGCTGCACTGTTTAGCCAGTGTCTTATTGCCTGTCCTATCAAGAATACCATTGACACGATAGGTTTCAAACTCTGTGTTTAATTTGACTACCTTCGAGTCAGGGTCAGTTAGGATACGCACCCGCCGTTCAGCATCCTTCAGGTATGCTTTCTTGTCCTCTTCCTGCCAATCTGGGGCTTCCACGATCAAAACCTGCCCACTGGACTTGTTTATCACTATCCAGCCCCCAAATGGCAATCCTGTGGCCTCTGAGTATAGGTAACCTTGCATCAGGTAGCCAAAGGGGTCATCCTCTTTGAGTTTATCATATCCACCAGAATATTTGTAGTTGAAGGCCCACTCACTTGCGGACTTGATGTCCCACACCTTCTTCTGGCCCAACTCATCCTCAAGGATTAAGTCTAGGGTTCCCCGGATTTGTTGCCCGGCAATCTCCAATTCAACAGATTCCTGAAAGCTAACAATCTTAGCCCCCACCTCACGCAGGAGCAACATCATTAGGGCTTCCACAATATCCCCAAACAGGAATCGCAGCACACCGTTGTAGTCCATCTCTTCCCGAACACCGCTTCGTTCAACAAGCTGTTGACACAAGGGCCGACCCAAGCCGGACATACGCAGACGATATGGCTTGTTCTCCCTGCGTAGTTGCCGGGAAACTGCTTCCTCACAGTCTGCTGTGAATTGCTTCAAAGAGACCGGGGGAAGATCCAACTCCCCCCGGGTTGCTTTGTTCAGGTAGTCCTGAAGGTTAAGCTGCAGAAGCATCTTCAAAGTCCGCAGCCAAGTCACTGTCCTCATCGGACATGATCAGCTTTACAGCCTCACGATGCTGTGCCATCACGCCTTCATTATGCGCCTTGACGGACTCAACGAACATGGTCATCAGTTCCTTGTCCTCATCGGTGACATCAACCTCACTATTCAAGGTAGGAACAGGAACCCAGTAGGTTACGCTTCCCATCTTCTTGCGGTCTGTTCCCAAGTCAATCACGCAACGCTGCATGACTTTCTTCTGCTTGGTAAGGCTGTTGATGAAGTTGCTGATAGGCATGAAGCCAGACTTCTTGAAGTAGGCGACAACAGGCTGACGGTCAATCGAAACCTCTGTGCCATCTGCTTTGGTAAAGACACCAGAGATGATGCCATAGACTACCTGATTACAGATAGCTGACCGTGACCGTAGAACATCCGGATGATCCTCGCCCAGTGTCTCTTCCTGTTCTTTTGAAAGACGACCACACTTGTCCCCGCCAACACTGTCAGGAAACGAACCTGACAAGCTAGGCTTCTGAACTGACTTAGCAGCAAATGTGCCTTCTTCTTGATCCCACAGGCTCCACTCGTAGGTGCGGAGAATAGGACGAAGCTGCGGCTGCTTGGAGTAAAGAAACTCACCATCAACCATAATCTTCCAAGAACCACGAGGCAGGGATTGACCATCCTCTGATTCGTCTTGGTAGTTGATGTTCAAGCGAGGCAAGCCAGTCTTCTTGGTTCCCTCTGATTGCCCTGTCATCTTCATCAGGGTTTCGGCATCATCGTTGTTGAACGCTGATACCAAGTTGTCCATTTCATTATCGATATTTGTTAGTTCTGTCCCAATCATCTTCTGTATATCTCCTATACGATTAGGGGTTGCGTAAGACCATCTTACTATTCTACGACAGAAAGGTCAAGCCAATTATTACCTATTTTTAATTCTATTTCAACAGGCATGTCGTAGAATACGCCGTAGCGTTCTTCTGTCTGTTCAGGCAGGGAGAGCATTGCTTATCGCATCAGCTTGATACAGATATCTTTTTCGTCCGGGTGGACATCGATTACGATTGAATCGTGAACCGTGTTGCAAATTACGGACTGTAAATTATTTTCCCTGAAGGTGTTGCTCAACCGAACAAGGGCCATCGGCAACAGGTCAGCGGTGGCAAATCCCTGCACAGGATAGTTACAGATTGCAGTCCGGTTGGTTGCCGTTCCCCACTCCGTCCACTTGGCATCGGGGAAGGCATAGCGTCTGCCAGAAGGTAGAGCAATCTCTTTGGTAGCGACAGCTTCCTTCTGTAGTTCCTCGTGCCACTCGCTAACTTGTGCATACTTTTCCTTGAAGGCACGGTAGTAGCGTTGCTGTTCTGGTGTTCCTGTTACGCCACCATACAGGGGCTTGAAGGTGTGTGCCTTTGCTTCTTGCCGGGTGCAGCCGATGATGCTGGCTGTATAGCTGTGAACATCCGTCCCAGCTTCAACATCGTGATAGGCTTGCGGATCTTTGGCAAGGAAGCCAGCGACACGA